TTGATATTACGTCATTTCTACTACAAATTTATTTCATAATATGAAACATAAAAAGAGAAGATTTAATAATCTCCTCTTGTATGAAATTCTTTTTTGTTTCCAGTTACTTGATGTCTTTCTTTAAGTTTATTTTGAATATCTTCTAAACTGACACCTCGATCATTCATTAAAACAAAAGTGTGGAATAATAAATCAGATATTTCTCCAACCAATTCTTCTTTATTATCATTTTTTGCTGCAATAATTGTTTCGCTTGCCTCTTCACCCACTTTTTTACAA